CAAAGTATATTTAGGAGTTTCAAGTGTTGATGACAGAGATAGTTACACAAATAAAAGAATAGAAACTTGTGGTTCATTGATGGCTAATCTCACATATCAATGTATGAACAGAATTGTTCGGGACATCAAAAACAACATAAATAAAGAAGTATCAACTGGAGAGTGGAATAAAGGTAAATCATATGATAATCTAATCAATGATCAAAATATTGGTAAATATATAAAATCTTCATATATTGAAACAATCCTTAAGGGGGCTTTATCTACAGGGAACTGGGGAATGAAAAATAATATAAATCGTCAAGGTGTTTCTCAGGTTCTTAACCGACTAACTTATCTTAGCACATTATCACATATAAGAAGAATAGCCACACCCATTGACAGTAGTGGAAAACTTATACCTCCAAGAAAATTACACAGCACACATTGGGGATATGCTTGTCCTTCAGAAACTCCTGAAGGACAATCTGTTGGTGTTGTTAAAAATATTTCTGTAATGTGTGAGATTACTTTATCAAGTCCTGTATCAGTAATTATTCATCACATAAAAGATTATATCACTGAAATAAAAGATATAGATATTTACGCTATAAATAAGAGTGAGAAAACAAAGATATTTATAAATGGTGATTGGTTAGGATACACAGAACAACCTGAAGAACTAATTATCTCTTTTAAAACTAAAAGAAAAAGTGGAATCATCAATATCTATACTTCTATTTCTTGGAATACTATTCAAAATAGTATATATATTTATAGTGATGAAGGACGTTGTACAAGACCACTCTTTGTTCTGGAAAATGGAAAACCGAATATAAATATTGTTAAAGATATATTATCTAAAAATCTTCTATGGAAAGATCTTTTAACTGATATAGTATATGAAAAATGTTGTATAGAGTATTTAGATGCCCACGAGTCAGAAACAATAATGATTGCAAATAATAAAGATTGTATTAGGGATTACAATACACACGTAGAAATACACCCTAGTATGATATTAGGAATATTAGCATCTTGTATTCCTTTCTCAAACCACAATCAATCTCCAAGAAATACATATCAGTCTGCTATGGGGAAACAAGCTATAGGAATACCATTAACAAATAATAATAAAAGATTTGATACATTTTCACACGTTCTGTATTATCCTCAGAAACCATTCATCAGTAATAGAATGATGAAAAATATAAATGCAGATAAATTACCCACGGGAATAAATGTAATTGTAGCAATTGCTAGTTATGGTGGGTTCAATCAAGAAGATTCTATCTTATTTAATCAATCAGCAATCGATAGAGGTTTGTTTGCCTCAACTTTCTATAGAACATATAAAGAGGAAGAAAAGAAAAATCAACTATCAGGAGAAGAAGATATATTCTGTAAGCCGGATATGGACAGTCTACTATTTCCCAAACCATGTAATTATGAAAAACTAAATAAATCAGGATTTGTCTCTGAGAATACATATGTAGATGATAATGACATAATTATAGGTAAGGTTATGCCATTAAAGAATAATGAATATAAATACAGAGATTCTTCTGTGTCTATCAAAAATAATGAGAATGGTTATATTGATGCGAATTATATTGATACAAATGGAGATGGATACAAGTTTTGTAAAGTAAGGATTCGTAGCCCAAGGATTCCAAATATAGGAGATAAGTTCTCAAGTCGCCACGGGCAAAAGGGAACAATAGGAATGGTATATAGAGAGCAAGATATGCCATTCTCTAAAGACGGAATTGTCCCTGATATCATTATTAATCCTCACGCAATACCAAGTAGAATGACTATCGCTCAGCTATTAGAATGTGTGGTAGGGAAAGCTTGTGCTATGGGTGGATATATGGGTGATGGAACAGCATTTAATCATAATGATATTAGTAACATATCTAAAGGATTAGAATCATTTGGATTTGAAGGTTGTGGAAATGAAGTTCTCTATAATGGAGCTACAGGCGAACAAATGAATACATCTATCTATATGGGACCAACGTACTATCAAAAACTGAAACATATGTCCGGAGATAAGATACATTCTCGTTCTGGTGGCCCAGTTGTCTCAATGACAAGACAACCAGCTGAAGGCAGATCATCTTTGGGTGGATTAAGATTTGGAGAGATGGAAAGAGATTGTATGATTGCTCACGGAGCAACCTCATTCTTAAAAGAAAGAATGATGGATGTTTCAGATAAATATTCAGTATTTATTTGTGACAAATGTAATATGATTTCAACTGGTAATCCTGAAAAAAATATTTATGAATGCAAAAAATGTAATAATTATGGGAACTTTTCACAAGTTTTCATACCATACTCTTGTAAGCTTCTGTTTCAGGAATTACAATGTATGTCTATATATCCACGAATACAAACTAAATAAACTTAATATAACTTTATAGAAACTCTATCTTATTATAAACTTCTTCTATAGATGAAAATCTATGATAAATCATCTTTTCAAATATTTTTTCTGTTGTTATTACGTCTGACATTGCACGATGAGCATTATCATTTGTAATATTGTAAATATTAGGATGACAAAGAGTTGCTAATTTATGTGAAAATAATCTAGGATTTACAAGCTTACTGACAGAAATAGTATCAATATATCTTGGATTAATAGTAAAATCAAAAGTGGATAAAATCTTTTTTATGAATATAAAATCAAATGAGTTACCATTATGAGCCAGAATATACAATGGTTTTTCTAAGTTAAATGAACTTTTTACAAACTCACCAAAATCATGATAAGCTACTCTTTGTGTAACTCCTTCTTTTATTAACATCTCATCAGTAATATTTGTAATCTCTACAATCTTTTTATCAAGTGTTTTTTTATATTTTACAAGAGTTGAATAATTTTCTTCAGAACGAAACTTCTTAGCAGCAATTTCTATAATATCATCGTGATAGGGATTCAATCCTGATGTCTCAAAATCGAGGATAAGAGTATTGTCAAACATTGTAGTTTTATATTATACATTAATCTTTACTTTAAGTATCAAATTTACCAGCTTGTATAGCCAACCAATTAAGGAGTTTTATAACTATGAAAAATATAAAGATATTAATAGCTACTCTTAAATTTGTGGGTTTGTCTGAATCAGAATCTTTAGGACATAATAATTTTTTAACACTTCTCTTTACATTATAATCGCTTAAAAACTCAGGTATCTGATCATCCATTCCAAACATATCTAAAATTGTAGAGATTGGATCTCCACCAGGTTCATTATCGGGTGTCATATAAAACTTTAAGTTTACTTGAAATTGTATATAGTAATAAGCACCCATTATTAATGCATAACTAAGAAGCCTTATCAAAGTATAACTCTTAAGTTTATCGGGGAAATTATTTAATAGTCCCTTTATAAGTATTTTATTCAATACTATATGAGTTAATATAAAGACAGCAAATGTCAAATATACATCAATTAGTAGTGGTAGTAAAATCGTATAAAAAGTCACTCCGATAATATAAATCGCTAATAATTTCTTAAAAGGTATTACTTTATTTATAGTTCTCCAAATCTTTTTAAGAACACCTGCTATAAACATATCAACCTCAGCCTCAGCTTCTTCTGTTACTTCACTAGTCTCAAGCGATATATCAGCACCGGCCCCCGCTGTAAACATACCTGTTATTAATCCAACTACAAGAGTTATGGGAATTAATATAATTGTAATCACAATGGGTATGATATATTGAAACAATGTAATTATTAGTATAGGAAAATATAATATCATTTTAGAGAGTGGCCAAGAAAATACATTCGCAGATACACTCGTTCCTTTTCTTAAACCACTAAATAATGGTAACCATATTCTTTGAAGAAAATATGAAAATCCATATTCATTATTTTTTTCTAATATCTCTATCATTATCTTTCTCATTAATTTGATAGGGAATCCTAACTCGTCATTTGTTAGCAAAGAAATAAATGTTCCCAAAAATATATATAAAGAATAATCAGATTTAAGTACAAAGTATTTCCACCATTTATCGTATTTATCCACATCTATAAATAAACAGGTAATAACATATACAAAAACTATAGAGAAAGTTATATCAGTATATTTTATAGATTTTATTTTTCCCGTTTCTAACTTTCCCTCTATACCTTTTATTTTTTCATTAAATGCTTTTGATTGTTTTTTTGTAAGTTTTTTTGTAAGTCCTTGTGTAGCTTCTTTCTTGAATGAATGATATATTTTTGCTTTATCTTTTCCTATAGTAAAATTATCTCTAGCTAATCCCACCTTCTTCGAAAACTTATCCATTACACTATCACTGAACTCACTTTCCTTTATAGCTAATTTATTAGACATTTTATCAAATGATCCAAACTTTTTACCTATTTTAGTATCTTTTACCATACCCTCAAGTTTTGACATATCCCCAGCTGAAGCCGATATTACCGCTTCATCTAACTTTTTTATTGTTTCCATAATTTACAATATATTTATTTTTTGTAAACATCTTTACAACGATTACCCCTTTTCAATGTAGGAGTTTTAAATCCTCTATTTTTGTAAACTGAGTTCATACATATTCCATATCCATTCTGTTTTTTCTTCTCAAAATGAAGATTACATTTACAATATTTATAGAATAGTGTATCATCTAATATTTTTTTTTCTCGTTTGGTTAATCTTTTTTTACCGCGTTTCTTTTTTATGAGTTCTTTATATTTCTTTAAAGAAATCTTTTGAGTAAATCTTTTCTTTCTTTTTTTAGTGAGATTCTGCTTTTTCTTTTTTTCTCTTTTTTTCATATCTTTAATTGCTGCCTTTACCCATAATTTACCCATTTTAGTTAATTTTTTCCCATTTTTTGAGTTCATAAAATATATTTAGAAAATATAATGGATTTAAAATTATATTAAAATTATTCTTTATTTTTATTATTAAAGAGTTTAATATGCCCTCCAAAAAGAAGCCAAAATGGAACATTACAAATGAAGAAGGAAAAAGTATACTATCAAGAGAAATAAATAGTATATTAATAGATATTGAAGATAAAATATCTATAACAGAACTTTCACAAATACTTAAAAAGAATATTTCTCATAATATAAAACATCACGGTAAAAATACTAATTTACTCTTTTATGTTATTAATGCCTGGGGGGGTATAGAAAGATTTGTTGATAGATTTGATGGATTTTCAGTATTTATTAAAGATAATCTAAAATATATTATGATTTTAGATGAAGAAAGTATATATTCAGAAAACCCTGTAAATAATTACTGTGGATGGGAATTAATAAATGTTCCTGATATGAAAATTTATTAAAGGTTTAGTGCATTATACTAATAACTAGACTTGAAATGTTAAAACTAACTTATTTATCTAAAGATCATTCTAAAGAAATAACTATTGATGATCAAAATATCTATAATTCTTTGTCTACAAAATCTGAAAAAGATATTGTAAAGATTTTAAAACTTTCTTCGTATCTATTTGATAATATTTCATCACTATCAGAAAATGAAAGTATATTAAGTGCTATAAAAGATATTTCTAGAGATGGAAATAGTGAAGTCATCGATAAAATTGAATCATTAAATGAGAACATACTATCTTTAACATCTGGTAATTCATCTCTCCTTGGAAAGTTTAATGAGAATATAATTGAGAAATACCTTAAGAATCATTTTCCTCATTATGAAGTAATAAATACTAGTGTTAGTGGTGAAAAATGTGGAGATATTGTTATAAATACTCATACAAATATGGGTAAGATTTCTATTGAAAGTAAAAATTATGGTCCGGAAAGGAGTATTCCTAGTGGAGAAATAGATAAGTTTAAGAGAGATCTAATGAATAGTGGAATAAAATTTGGAGTATTTATCTCCACTAATAGTCGTATAACAGGAAAGAGTGTAATAGATTATGAATTATTTGAAGAAAAAGTTATTGTATATTTGGGACCTGCTGGTCATGATTGTAGTTTGTTAAATCTGGCTATTCATTATCTTATAACATTGAATGAGTTAGATGCATTTCATAATAGAAATATAAAGATAGAAGGAAATAAAGATTTTAAAGATAAATTAAAAGAGTTATCAAAAGCATTTGAAACAAATCTGATTCGTCTTAATAACTGCTCTAATAATATCAATGAAACAGAAAAGAAATTAAGTTCACTAATGAGTAATCTAAGGAAAGATATACAAATTATTATATCAGATTTCAATATTCATTTAAACAGATTACAAAGTGATCTTGTAGAATTAAAAGAAGATTCAAATAGAGAATATTCTTCTTATGAAGATATAATAGATGTTATTCGTAATGGTCGGTGTGATAAAAATAGCAGTAAACAAATGTGTCTTGAAAAAATTGTAACACTATTAAAAGATAAAGAATATTTAATGAAACTTGATGAGAATCATATCTATTTTTACAAAGATGAAACATACAAGGGTAAGATAAATTATAAAGGGAAGTCAAAAATAGATGTATATTTCAAAGAATATAGTGATATTGTAATACCTTATAATCACAGATTAGTCACAATGAAGAACAATAATTACATTATTGAATTAAAAGATAATATAGATACTTGGGATTACATAAGTGAAAAAATATAATATGTAGATATAGTATATGACTAAATCTGTTTTTTCAAAAGATTTTAAAGGAGAAGACCTAAAAATAGATGATTTACTTAAATTACTGGATAAAGAAATAAAGAAGTTAGAAAAGCGAAAACCAGTAGACCAAAAACAATATATAAGATTTATGGGAGATAAAAAGAAAAAGAAAAACTTTCAGAGTTTAAGATTTAGCATTAAAATAAATGATAGTGATAACGATAAACTTTTATCAAGAGCAAAGAATATTGTAACTCACGGAGGTGTAGATACACTATTTACACTATCAAACAATATAGGGAAAATACTAACTAAGTTACAAATAAATAGTGATATCCTTTCAGATTTAATAAGTAATGCTCAAAATGACATACAACCTCCTAAAACACAAAATCCAAGTATAGCACAAGTGAAAGATTTTAATAAGATGTTTGTAAATAGTTTGTTGTTTACATTTGAAATTACTGGAGATTCATCTGTAAACAACAAAATAAGAATTAGACATCAAATTAAACAATTAAATGAAATAAAAGTAACTATTTCTAAACTTAAAAATACTACTAAATTAAGTTCTGGAAATGATGAATCTCCATCTGGAGTTCCTCAAACTAAAGAAGAGAGTTCTGAATCAGAACCTTCATCTGAAGGGGCAATTTCCAACGTAGGTAAAATGTTTAAGGGTTTAATGTCATCCGGTCAAAGTAGTTCAGAATCAGATTATACCTCTAGACAAAATCAACCACAAAATATAGTTGGAGAAAAAGAAGTTCCTCAAGTAGAACAAAGAGAGCTTCCAGAAAGTAATACAAATTATGATAATCAACAACGTTCTTCATTTCAAAGTGATAATTTAGAACAACCATTCGATAATAACACAGATGGAGATATAAAAGAATCACAATCATTCGATCAACCAGATTCAAGTGAAGAAGTCGGAAATACTAAAAGTTTTTATGATACGGTTTTATCATATTTTTCGGGAGATTCAACTGAAGAGAGTGAAAGTAAAGAAAGTGAAGATTCAGAAGATAAGGATACTCCACCAAACGCAACGGATTTAGTAAAAAGTTTAGATGTAACTGGTTTATTTTCAAAAGATAAAAGTTTTGTTCCTACTGAAAATGATACACAGAAAATTGAAATAGCAGAATCAGAGTTAAAAATGTTACAAGAATCAGAGGAAAGCTTAAAACAAGAATTAGAAGAACAAGAACAAAGAATAAAAGAATATAAAAAAGATATACAGAATAAAATTTCACAGCAATATGCATTATTGGAATATGAAAAAACACAATTAAAAGGTGAAAATAAAAGATTTAATCGTAAACAATATGAAAAATATAATAAACTTGTCGATATGCTTAAAAACCGAGAAAGATTTTTAGACAAACGAGAGGATATTTTAAACGGTAAAAGAAAAAAAGATTTAAAAGAATTAAAAGAAATGAAAAAAAGTATTGTTTCAGAACTATTAAGACA